AAGCCTTGCGGTGCATTTTCAGGGTCTACACCAATAAGCTTATTTTGGCCGGATTGCTGCATCTCCTGGGGATCTGGCACGGAACCAATGAGATATTTAAAACCTGTTGATATGTCAGAGTCCATCATATCAATGATTTTCATGTGTCGCTTATTAAACTGGCGTTGGGCACTCCAATTACAAGAAGCTAATCCTTGAATTCTTTGCGATGGCATCCATATGGACGGCTCCATGTAACAAATCAGCGACACAAAAGGATAAGTTTGATTGATTCCCGTCTTATCTTCTCCGCAATAAACTCGTTCACCATTTAGCATTATATTCAACTCAACAAAGCCACGATCAACGCTTCTTATTTCTATTTCCGGCACATCATCAGCATTAATTCCTAATTCATCTGCATTCTCTCGCATCTCGTTTAATCTACGAATACCTAACTTTAACTTTTGCTTTTCTTCACTAGAAAGATCTGTAATATCTCGATAATATGCAGATTTCATATCAACAAGAAACGTTCTATTCTTCGTGATTCTTTTATAATATTGATCGTATGCAATGAGGTTCTTTTTTCTTGAAAAAGTTGTGAATTCGGGATGATATTGCATAAACTTATCATCCCGATATCCCATTGACAAATCGTCAATAAATTTGGGGTCAATGAAAGGAATGAGTTGTTTAGCATATTGTTTGTCTATCAAATCCCTTGTGATTCCAAAAGAAGCATCAGACAAATCAATAGATTCGAACGTTGGATCAAGATAAAACGAGTTATATGTTCGTTTGAAAAATTTTATGTCTCCATTGACAAAATCTTTTGAATAATCCATTTGGATACCACAAAGTGATATACCGGATTTAAAGGCTTCATCACAGGCATCTAGAAAAACCGGAAACCCTAACCCTTTATCCCAAATATAATATCCAAGTTTTGTGAATTGATCCGCTGTTTTTTGGTCTGAACCCTCAACAGGGGAATAGATAATTTCGTTTATATTGTCTCGAAGATACCCTGAGAAGAATTGTAGGGGCCTTCTCATTATATTTAACTCTAAAGGCTCTCTACCCTGTTTTATGAGAGATTTTCTTTCATCATCCGACCAAGTATAGCCAGAAGATGCTAAGGTGTATACCTGAGCATCTTTTACGAATGGCGCCCAATAATCATGCGCATAGCGGTAGTTTTCTTGGAATTCACCGCGAATCTCGTTATCTGTCAACATAAATAAAACTTAATACCTTAGGCACATACATTAAATTTTAATTATATCATTTTGCTCCTATTCTCCACTACTAATTTATGCCTTTCGTACGCCTCTTTTTGAGGTCCTAACGCCTCTATATGGGAAACTGCTTGCATTGCATAGATAAACGCATCAGCATAATTACTCTCGATACCGTGATAAGGTTCGTCTAAATATTTTCCGTATTGCTCAGACCACTTTTTTCTATATTTTCCCATCATGTCTAAAAGTGGCTTTACCCTAGAGATGTTGAACACACAACGACTTAACTTTTGTTTTGCATTGCTGATTTGTATTCCTTTGTCGGTTTTTTTAAGTACGAAAAACTTAGTTTGAGTATGGCTAAAAAGCCTTTTAAACTCTCTCTCATAAGTATTTTCCACGACAATACCGTCACGTTTCGCGCTATCATGAGGCAAAAATATAGTGTGATATATATATTTCTTATCTTGCAGAAGATACCTTGCATAAAATTCCAATCCTTTGTTTTTATCTTCATAATAATCGATAACCCTTATCTCTGAGTGAATAACCTGAAAGAATACAATCACAGTCATATCATTAACACCTATATCCATTGCGACATAGACAAGGTGACAAGCGTCAAATAGGCTTGTGTACAGACAACGTTGCGAGTTGTAAGCATCTGCAATATACAGTGCGAAATAATAAGCATCGGACGAAGAAAGGAAAGCTTCCGAAATTGTACTGGGAAATTCTTGCTTTATTTTGTCTCCAAGCAATGATTTTTGTTGGACGTACCAAAATCGTTGCTGCTTGGTAATCGTGGTATGGCACTGTGTTTCTATCTTATTAAAGTAGTCTGTGAGTTCTATGCCATAGGTGATAGGTTGCTCAATGCTATAATCAGGTTCGTGAAACCAAGGGAAAAAGAAAAGATAATAATCCAACTCTGATAGATTCTCGTTCCCTCTTAAATCCGCCTGCGTCACCATATCGGCAAAATAACCATCATTTCCCTCACCTGTGCTCTCAATTATCACAGTCGCATTTTTGTCTATCGCTTGCAATGTACCGGTTATTACTTCTTCGGCTTTCTGTGGTGACCTGGCGCAAGTCTTACCGAATTCTGAAACTAAGACTTTTTGATATGCTCCTCCTCTCAAAGTAGTATCAACTCGAAGAAAAGAGCCGTTAGAGAATGTTATCTCCCTTGCTGAACGATTAATAATTCCAGGGTTTAACCATTTTGGCAAGTTGTCCAGGGCGTGCCCTATTATACGCTTGAAAATATGTTGAGCGTGTTCTAACGAATAACTTACAATTCCGCCGGCAATATTTGAGTTCCATAGGCACGTGTCGAGTAGATATAATACTGAAAATGTACTCATACCAAGCTGACGAGCTTTAAGGATTAAATTTCTTTTTCTGAGGTTTAGCAAAACATGACGCTGAACATGATTGAGCTGAAATTTTATATCTTTTCCGCCCTTGCTGATAATATTGTATAGACTGTTTAGGCGGAAATTTGGATCAAGATATCGAGTTAGCTGGATTTCAGGAATCACGCTGACTCTTTAATATAGATTCTTCAATTTGCTGAGTGGTAACTTGATTGATATTTAATTGGTTGTTTTTTTTCCAATCATCATGAGTCTGAGTCAGTATAAACTCCCCAAAGCGTCCATCAGCTTCTTTCCAAAAAGAATGCGTGATTATTTTTTCTTCTTGGATAGATTTTGCTTGAGCGTGATATTCTTTAAAAATTTGATAAGTCGTAATCAAATAATTGAAATGATTAACAGAAATGCCTTTTCGATTACAAAATCCCTTTGCCCAGAAAGTTCTTGGCTCTTTCATATAGTCAATTAGATCTTTTCCAAGTTTGTGCAGATCTTCTTCAGTATAAGCATCTTGTGGTTTACCAAGATAACCGAAATCACCCCCCTTTTCACATCCTTTATATTTTAAATGGCCTTTTGGGGCGGGCATTTCAATGTCCTTTGTATAAGATAAACTTATAGTAATTTTAATTTTAAAAGAAAAAAAGTCAAGAGATTAAGAAAAGATCTTGCTGTAAATGGTTACGTGTGGTAGGCTACATGTATAAAGCAAAGATCCTTGGTGACCGGGCCAACAAACTCGGCAAGTTGAGCTGAAGCTTTAAGGAAAACAAACAACATAACACGGATAAGGAGTTAAATATGGACCAAGACTACGGAAAGGATATTATGACATCAAAACCTAAATTAGTAAGAAAAAAAAATAAATCCATTAAACTTATGGAAAAGAACAGGCCGGTTGGATTTAATAAAGCACATAAAAAAGCTATTGAAAAATCTACAAATTTTAGACCCAAGAAACTTCAATAAAAATGGACAATAAAAAAATGGAGAATAAAAACATGAATGCCAATTTTAAGAAATCGGAACTACTTTCCCAAGATTTAGACGAAAAAGATGTGCAAAATGTGGAAATGAATTCTATTTTAAAAAGTATCCCTGGGAGTCTGGCGGTTAAATTTAGCAATAAGGTTTTTTATAAAGGAAAGTTATATCAAAATCAGACTCAAGATATAAGGGATTATGATGAAAATAAAAGTTAGATACGCAAGAAATTACGGGGTAGAGATGTTCTACCCTTCTGATGAATGGACTCAGAATTTGCTAGATATTTTTAAGCAGCCGTCATCTAAGACTAAGTCTTTTTCACGTAGGCAAGTCGATGGACTAAAGTTGCTGGGATTTGAGATTGAGAGTATAGCTGATAAGGTTGAAATATGAAATAAAGCCCGGGTTCGCCTGGGCTATTTTATCAAGAATTCTTTGCTAAATAACATTGTATTTCCTTTTCGTTCATTTGCATCGGAAGATCTTCCAATTTATCGACATGAATTCTTTTACAATATTTATATTCAAAATGTCTTCCATTAAATTGCATAAATCTGTGTCTAAACCATTTCTCACCATCATAGGAATAGCAATATTTCAATCTTCCTTTAATTCTTGCTTCTTCTAAAATTTGATCTCTTAAATCCTTATTTATGTATGGCGCTGGAATGTCTAAATAAGCTATTAACTCAGATTTTGGAAGATTAGATTTAATTAAAAATTCTTTTTTTTCTACTTCAAAAATAACGTATTTAGAATCTTCATTAAAACCTAATACATGGTATTTTTTTTTCACTTTACTGAATCTCCATCTTGATGTTTACGATTACATCGTTAGGCTCACCATCGAAGTTTTCGAGGGTCTCTTTGATGCAATTTTGAATAATCGGGTCGTTATCTTCCGTTTGATACGTATCGTATATCAGGAACTTTTTACGCAGGGTTTTTTCCTCGTCCTTGATGGTGACAGTAAGCTCTGAGACCATTAGGAATTTTCCGCTTCATGCTTTAAAAGATTTTTCATTCTATTAAGCTCATTGCATAGCATATAAAAATGCCTCATATCTTCTTCATCCAGGTTTAGACCGGAAAGATAAAAAGCGATGCAGTTAATTACTTGTCCTAAGCTACTGGTTTTGGATGAAAAATATTGATGCAATTTCAAGGCATCATCTGCAATGGGGATCAAATCTTTTTTGAATTCTTGAAGTTCTTTTTCATCCATCTTCTTTCTTCCTCGTCCTTTGTGTTACTCCTGGACAATCATACATTGGCATCCAGTGGGTAATTTTTCCATCATTGTGCACCATCTGAGTATCTACATACATAAGCTCGTCGAAATTCTTGCTATTCCAGAAAGCTTGATAAATCTGATTAAAGGCATCCCTTACTATATAGTTCCCAGTATAATGAGGTTTTTCAATTTCATAGTCTATCCAGTCCA